CAGGATCGGCGTAGCGGGCACGGCGACGTATATCCGTACGGTCATGACCAAGGCGCGCGGAGCCCGGCACAGGAACCTCCGCGCCGCCGGCGTGCACCGGGCATCGGCTCCGGGAGACCCGCCCGCGCCAGACACGACCAACCTTCGCCGGACGATCCAGCTCGCCAAGCCGACTCGCGTGACGCGCGGCACTATGAAGGGCTGGAGCATCGGCATCATGGCGGTCTACGCGCGCGCGCTCGAGTACGGCTACCGCAGGATCCTGCCGCGCCCGTACGTCCGCCCGAGCATCGCGAAGATGAAGCCGCTCGCGCAGCGCATGATGCGCAACCGTCTACGCTTGTCAGGGTTCGGAGCCCGCACCGCATGAAAGCCGTAGCCGCCGCCATCCATACCCGTCTCGGCTCCTCAACCGGCGCCGGATCATTCCACGCGCTCGTGAGCGGCCGCTACTACCACGTCGAGGCTCCGCAGAACACCGCGTTCCCGCTCGCCGTCTGGACGCTCGAGGGCATCGAGAACGAGGACCAGTTCGACGCCTCGCGCATCCTGCGCGGGACGGTGACCTTCGATATCTACTGCGAGGCCAAGGGCGGAGCTGCCGCAGCCATGGACATCGAGGAGGCGCTCTACACCCTGCTCGACCAGCAGAACCTATCGGTGAGCGGCGGCACCTACGGCACGACGGCGATGCAGTGCATCTCTCGCGGCGTACCATCAGCGACCGACGAGTTCATCGTCATGAGCACGACCTACTCGCTCTTTACCACGAGGATCGCATAATGCCAGCACTGAACGGGAATACTGGAAACGTCGCATCCGCCGGCATTGTCGGCACCCTGAACACATGGAGCGCCACAATCTCGCGCGCCATGAGCGACGTGACCGGGTTCGACAACGTAGGACGCAATCGCCTGCTCGGCGTGTGGGACATGACTGGCAGCGCGGGTGGCGTGCTTGACAGCACATCCGGATTTGCCTCGAGCAACTTCCCGGTCGCCATGACGCACAGCACGGGAACGACACTCACGCTCACCGCACGCAACAACTCAAGCGGCACGAACACGATCGTCGCGAACGTGGTGGTCGACAACATCTCCGCCAACGTGACAAAAACCGGCGACAGCTCGATCACCTTCAACTTCAACCTCGCCGCGACCGCCACGACCGGATCCCCATTCACGATCGTCTGGAGCTGATAGCCGATGAGGAGAGAGGCGAGCGTGATCGGCACGCCCATACCGGGCTTTCCGACGCTTGATGCGGTCACGACCGAGACGGACTGGGTTGTCACTGGATCGAACTACGGGCAGCCGTTCCGGCTCTACGTGTCCCCGCACGTCACGCGCGATGAGGCCATATCTGCGGTCGCAAACGCGCTTCGACTGACCGCTCATGGGCTTGAGTGGATCAAGGCCGAGCGACGCAACGAGGTCGAGCGCTGCGTCCGCATTGATAACGACTGGTTACGATCGCGCACACTATGAGAGCACCGCTGACCATCGGATCGCTGACGCTTCGATTACTTACGCTGCGCGACTGGAACGACCTCACGTACAGGTGGCTCGCCGCCCGGCAGCAGGAGCACGAGCAGGCGCTACGGCGTGCAGGAGCTTCGGCGCTTGAGATCGCGCAGGCGGTTCAGGACTACGCCTCCAAGCGCAGCGCGTACTCGCTGCTTCTGGAGATGTGCAAGACCTACGACGGCGGGACGATGATCCTCGAGCGCGCGGCGCAGAACGCCGGCGTCGAGAAGGACGCGCTGTATGCGAGCCTAGAGGGACTTGACCCGGACGCCGTGGCGATTCTCGCCATGCGCGCATGCGGATGGGAGATCAAGGCGCAGGGCGACGAGGGAAACGGCTAGGGCCGCCGTCCGACGAGGATTGGCGGCGGAATCTTGCGGCGATAGCGCGCTACCTGCCGGGGCTCGGCAACCCGCTCGACCTTGCGGTGCCAGACATTGAGGCGTGGGGCGAGGCGCTCGCCCACATCCTCAAGCGCGAGAACGGCACCAAGGAGGATGAGGTCGACCACCGCGCTAGAGTAGAGGCAGAAATGCGGAGACTCCACGAATGAGCATGGCCGGCGGCAACCCGTCGCTCATCATCGATACGCTCGTCAATACCGCGCAGCTCGGCACCGGGCTTCGTCAGGCGGAAGCGCAGGTCGCGCAGAGCACCATGCGCATGACGCAGCAGACTGACAGGTTTGCGCAGAAGTGGGGCGCTGGCATCGAGGGCGTGTTTATGCGATTTGCCGGGCCGGCGTTCGCGCTGCAGATAGGCGACCAGCTTGCGCGCGGCATTGCCGATGGCATCCAGAAGAATCAGAATCTCTACCAAGTCCTCGAGCAGCTGAACTTCGAGATCGGGAAGAGCCTGCCGATCCTTGGTCCGCTGTTCGCGGCGCAGCAGAGAGCCGGCACGTCAAACATATTCGGGGTGAGTGCAGGAGAGGCGATCTTCAACTTCTTGCAGAAGGCGCAGATACCTGTGCCCGAGCAGCTTGGCGGAGGCAACTTTCAGCTCGGGCGCGGAGGCGGATTCGTGCCGGCGGAGGGACAGCAGCGCCAACGGGATTTGGAGAATCGAATCATCCGGCTCCAAGGAGCTCTGCAACAGGCGCAGCCAGTGCCGACGCGCAGCGAGATGCTGTCCGAGCAGCTGTCCCGGCAGATGGGCGGCGCGATGGGGCAGGCGCAGACTGCGCTCGGGACGTTCAAGTTCGCGCAGATGGGCGCGGACGCTCAAGCCGAGATCGCGCGCAACGTCGAGAAGCAAGTCGACCTGATGATGCAGATCCGCGATGCGACCGAGGAACTGCGCAAGCTGACGGCGAGCAACTGACATGGCGATCATCGAGCTCACAACATCGCGGCGGATCACCTACGGAAGCGGTCAGCCGGTCGGCGTCCGCGAGTACCACGTACATCCGTACGACAGCGAGGCCGCCGTCCTCGGGCTCATCAACAGCGGCGTCCTTCCGGCGAAGCTGTCGCAGTGGCCATCCGGCGGGTTCTTCCTGCCGGCGGTCGATCTTCGCGTGTTCGACTACGAGATCCAGCGCGACTCCAACATCCCCGAGGCGTGGATCGTTCGGATCACGTACCGCGAGCAGGGCGTCGACCCGATCACCCCGAACCTCGCGCCGAACGACGAGGGATACATATCCATGCGCACGAGCATGGAGGCGCAGTTCGAGGATGCGTGGAGGCAGTGGAACTCAAGCGACGACGCCAACGCGCAAGCCGGCGGTCCAAAGCTCGACGAGCAAGCCCGTCCGCGTTATGCGATCGGCACGCCAGACAGCGACATAGGCGGAATCCGCATTGACGTCGCCGGGAATCCCACAAGTGTCGTAAGCCACAAGCAGCGCATCCAGCTCGAGGTGACAAGCGCAAGCCGTCCTAGACCGGACATCTACCGAGGCTATCTCGGCACGCGCAACGAGACGAGCTTCCTGAACTGCGATATCGGGACAGCGGTATTTGTGGGCGCAGAGGGCGCGATCACGAGTCCCGGCAAGTGGCAGGTGACGTACAACTTCGACGTCGATTTCTTCTACCACCTCAAGCAGGTGCCCAAGCGACACCCGAATGGGTCGGTCGTGCTTGACCTGCAAGGGCAGGGCGACGGCGGCACAGGGCACGCCAAGATCGTTTCTTGGGTGCAGCCATTCCCGATTGTCACCGAGTTCCGCAACCTGACCTCCTACTTCGCGCAGATCCCGTAAGGACAACTATGGCAAACGAGATCACCCTATCGGTCAACATGAGCGTCTCCAAAGGCTCGCTCCGCTACCAGTTCAGTCCGCCTACGGCCAACATCACGCTCACTGGCAACGCTGCCGCCGGCGGCGTGCAGAACATCAGCACCACCACCGAAGCGCTACTGCTCATTGATGTCACGACGCGCGGCATGGCGAACTTCGTCAACCTCTCGACGGGCACCAAGGTGCAGCTCGGCACATGGGACGGCACGACGTATCACCCGTTCCAGCAGCTCAACGCCGGCGAGCCTGCGGTCCTGCGGCTCTCCGCATCGAGTGGCACGAGCCCGGTGGCGAAGGTGATCGAGCCGACCAACGGCACCGCCAACATCCAATGGCAAGTCTTCGCGGAGTGACCCGATGGGCTTTCGGCGCTTTCAGAACTTCAGCATCGGCGCCCTGACCGCATCGCGGCTCAACGAGCTGCAGGCGGCCGTGGAGCGACTGCAGGCGAAGGTAGAAGGCAAGCAGCCAACACCCAATGGCGTTCGCGAGACGATCCTCGCGCGCATCACCGGACAAGGAAAGCGTGCAGGCGAGGCGGAGTCGTGCGGGGAAAGCAGCATCCGCACCGTGTCGTACCCGTTTCAGGAGATCTTCCTGCGCATCAATCCGGTTGGCGACATCTCCGCAGGGACATGCGTTGACTCCGAGAGCGCGGAGGGAGGCATTGGCAGCGCGAGCGGCGGCTAC